AGGAACCAGAGGCGGTGGAGCTTCCCCAGGAACAACAGGTGGCGCTGTTGACAGAGCTGCAATACCTAATGACCCAAGAAGAGTCACTAGCAACGGTGTTAGTGTGTTTAACAATACCTTTTTTGGAAATCAAACCTCTAATATTAGAAGAGGAAGCACTTGGATTAATCCTGACACAATTAGTTCGCCCGCTGCACGCAATGTAATAAGTGATTTTAGTGATAATAATCAAAAAAGCAGTTCATTATTTAATACTAAGCTTGTCAATAAACAGCGACTAGCTAGGTGGATAGCAGAGCGTAAAACTCAACTAAGTAACGATCCAACCAACGCAAAACTTAACAAAGAAATTTACGATCTTAAGTTACGTCTGCAACAAGAATTCGAAAAGCCATGGGTTAACCCCAACACAGGACAGGTAGAGTAGTATGACAACACAAGATACATCACTTCCTCTTACCAATCCTCAAGACGACGTGGACCTAAAAGTTAGAGAATATTTTGAAACATATTTTTCTACGCCGATAACATTTACTGATAACGATTATGAATTAGTAAAAGGTTTTTTTGTGGAAAAAACCAATAATGCCGCTGCTGCCGCCGCACTTACTGCAGGTATTTTAAATGCTGTAGATAAGCTTAATCTTTACCCCGCGGATATAATCGAACAATTTAAAAACAGTGACGATTTTACTACAGCAATTCCATTATTTTTAAATTTAACACGTAAAGGAACTAGTTTGCTAGGTTATATCAATGAGCGCAAGGTGCCAGCAAATATCAAAAGACAAATAGGTATATAATATGGCCAAGTATGCTCAGGGTATATATGAGTTGCTTAACCCTAAAAAGTATGCCGGCAACAAGAGACCTTTTTATCGTAGTGGTTGGGAACATGCGTTTATGCGTTTCTGCGATAATCATCCGGGCATTATTAACTGGGTAAGTGAAGGAGTGCAAATACCTTACCGCAACCCACTTACTGGTAAACAAACTATATATGTACCGGACTTTTTTATTACATTCCAGGACAAGAAAGGTCGCAAGCGAGCCGAATTAATAGAGGTTAAACCCAATAGTCAAGCAAGATTAACAGAACGCACAAGCAAACGTGATAAACTTGCTATTGTTATAAATCATGCAAAGTGGGAGGCCGCGGCGAAGTGGTGTAGGTTAAAGGGTGTTACCTTTAGAGTAGTAACAGAAGATGACATTTTTCATAAAGGAAAAAGGCGTTAATAAGTATTGATATGCTAAAAGACTACACTTGGTTGCATGTAGAACCAACTACACGTTGCAACGCATGGTGTCCTAGTTGCCCACGCAATAAACAAGGATTTGGACTAGCTGATTTTGTAGTTGAAGATCTTGACGTAAAAACTCTACAAGCTACAATTAATAAATTACCAGCTATAAAAACTGTTCAGATGTGTGGTAATTTGGGTGATCCATGTGCAGCAAAAAACATTGATAAATTATTACAAGTTATAGTTGATAATAAATCTATTACTAGGTTGCAACTTCATACCAACGGAAGTCTACGTAAGCCAAGTTGGTGGCGTAGTCTTGTTGAAAAATTCTCATATTTACACCAGTTTGATATAATTTTTGCGATTGATGGTTTAGAAGATACGCACAGTATATACAGACAAGCAACAAATTGGAATACAATTATCAAAAATGCACAGGCGTTTATAGATTTGGGTGGTAGCGCAGTATGGCAATTTATACCATTCGAGCATAATAAACATCAGATAATGGATTGCGTGCGATTAAGTCAAGAATTAGGTTTTAGGAGGTTTGAGTTTGTACGCGATGCAAGATATAAAAAAGAAAATAGGCATTGGCAAACTGGTAATCCAATTGATATTAAACCATGGAAAGAATATAACAAATTTAGCAAATGGGCGATTAATTATAAGGATTATGTTAAAAGAAGTAACTGTATGCACCTAGAGCTGTCGAGTGTATTTTTAAGTGCTAGTGGTGTTATCTCGCCATGCTGTTATATGGCAGGTACCCCATTAAATGGAATAAGTATTAACAATGAATTTAATAATAAAACATACAGAAATGTTTGTTTAAAAAGCTGTGGAAGTAAATATTAACATGACAAAAAAACTTGAATCCTTATTTGACTTACCTGACGTTAAAGACGATGTTGATTACAGTGCAGCTAGCACAGATGTAGAACTAGACGCCGACAACATTTCAGCGATACAGAATACACTTGATGCTGTAGATAAGGTTGACGCTGCTTTGCCAACAGTTCGTGATTTGGAAACTAGCGACGAGGAACTAGACAATATTGCTGAAACTGCTAAAAATACATTCAATGACTTAATGGACTTAGGTATGAATGTTGAAGCACGATATTCTGGTGATGTATTTAACAATGCAAGTCGTATGCTTGAAACTGCACTCACAGCAAAAACAAATAAAATAAACAAAAAACTTAAAATGGTAGAATTGCAAATTAAAAAAGCACAACTTGACTTAAAACAGCGTGAAGGCGGGTATGAAGAGTCAATTGATGGCGATGGAATTGTTATTGATCGTAATGCTTTACTGCAAGAGATTTTAGGTAGAAAAGAATAAATACTATATTATATTGGAATGGCCAAAATGAAAACCTTTAAAACATATCTAACAGAAAGTGATCGTACATACAACTTCAGAATTAAAATGGCAAATATGCCTGAAAAGGAAGTGATAGACAGGTTAGAAACTGTTCTTGAAAAGTATGAATTAAAAAGCATAAGCAAGCCTAAAAAAACTCCAATACAAGAACATCCAATGGACTTTCAAACACTAAACAACGCCGAAGTCTATATTATGGACGCAGAACTTTCTTATCCATCTACAGCATCGCAGCTTTACCACTATATTAGTGAAATGGTCGGCGTCCCGGAAAGTCATCTTGTTATTATTAACAAAGATCATCCAGAAGAAATTGCCAGGGAAGAAAAGGCCAAAGGAGCAGATGAAGATTACGCACCAAAATTGGAAGATAGTGAATACAAGGAAGATAAAAAGGTAAAAGCAGAAGATCATTACGGCGACAAGTATAATGAGAATATGCTTAAAAAAATAGAAACTCGTAAGTATGAGTTTGCAAAGGAATAGAGCAATGCATATGATTAATGTTTTAGATAAACTGAAGGAAATTCAGGAAAATTATGACAACGAGGACATTCAACGCGCCATCGCTACGGCTGCTAAAATGAACCCTGTTGCCGAAACCAGTTTCGACGACCCTGCTCTCATCAAAGCCGTTGACGTCGCCGTTGGTGGGCCGGAAAAGCGGATGAAAAGAACAATAGGCCAAACAAAAGCGCGGCGCGGATCATTTCCATCGCAAAATGTGAGGCTCCCGGGAAAGAAAGACAAAACTGAAGACAAAGATATTGGACATGATTGTGCTACACATTTTACACACGAAAGATTTGGAGAAGGCACAGTTATTCACGGCGAGCACACACTAAGTGAAGCTGGCGAAGTTAGCCATTATGATGCCGAGTTTGTAAAAGAAGACGGCTCAACGTTTACTGTTCGGAATATTCCTGTAGCAAATATGCATGAGACTGTTGTAGTAGAGCACAGTCACCCGAATAAGAAAAAGAAACGCCCTCAGTTAAATCTAGGAAAGTTTGACGAAGAAGTAGTTGACGAAGGGTTTGTCGATCCTGACCTACAAGATATTTTAGATGCACACGAAGATGAATATCAGGCGTTCCGGAGCGGCGGTGAGGTTGCCTCTGATCTAGATAGTAGCGGGGAGTTTTACAGTGAGCTGTATGATTATTTTGTTCGCTCTGGAGAAATGCCGATAGGTGTTGCTAAAGCCCGTACTGAGGATCCACTATACTGGATTGCAGACTATCTTGATTCTATGGATGACCCATATGCAGTTGGTGAGAATACAGTTGAAGAAGTTCATGAGGAAGGAAACAACGATCTAGCAGATATCATTAAACTTGCTGGTCGTAAAAGCGTATTAGGACTAAACCAGAACGTTACTATTGCGGAAAGTACAGAGCTTAGCGAAGAAGACGAACTTGAAGAAGGAACCTTTGGCCCACACAATTTACCTAATGCAAAGAAAGACGATGATGCAGACGACGACGATGCAGACGATGATGTTAAAAAAGAAGATGAAGAAGACGAAGTAAAAGAAGGAATCAGTGTCGTCGGGCGGAACCCCGACGTCGGGCCGGCAACCCCCATGACAAAGAAAAAGACCAAGTTTAAGCCCAGGGAAAAGACCATTGACGTCATGTCCGGCTATGACGGTGAGAGCGATAACGAATCAATTAAAGAAGAAGGTATAGAAGAAACAGTTGAAGTTCCTTTAAGTGAACTAGCAGATCTTTTGCGTTTAGCAGGTTACGAAAATTATGAAGAAAAACTTGCTGAGTACGAAAATGCACCAGAGGAAGAATACCTTGATGTAGAAGATCAACTTATTGGCTTAGCAGGCGGATTAAACCGTCCAAAAACTATGCACCCAACAGTAGCCGGTGGTGATAATCCAATGGCAGTTATTCCTGTTAAGGTGGATGAAGAAAATATGTTTGAGAAGATATATCAAAACTATCAGGGCTTTAAGGAAGATCAAAAAAAAACATTAGACTAGAAAAAAACCTTAAAGAAAAACATTCTGACGATCCTCGAGAAATTGAGTGGGCTTCGGACGACGAACGATCAGACCGAATAGACACACATTTTCAACATATGACCGGAAAAAGAAATTATAAGACAAGCGGCCCGTACAGCGACCATGAACACTTACCGGGTGGCGAAATTGATGATGCTCCTAAACGTCATCAACCCAAAACTCCACCAACCCCAGGTGACTACAAGAGATATGGTGGTCGTGGTGGTGGAATGCATCTTAAGGGCCTATAATCATGGATAGTAAATTCCTCACAACTGTAGGGGTTGCCCTTTTACTACAAGCTGCGGGTATTGTTTGGTGGGCTTCTAGTTTACAGAGTTCAGTACAGCATAATGATTTTCAAATACAAATGATGAGTAAGGATGTTGATAAGAATACTTCTTTTGTTGAACTTTGGCCAGCTGGTAAGTGGGGCTCAGGCAGCTTACCTTCGGACGTCAAGCAAGACTTGAAAATTGAAAGGCTGGAACAGCAAGTAGAGAAACTAACTAACAAACTTTACAACGGAAATTAAGAAGCCCAGCTCCTAGTTTAGCTAAAGCTATAAAACCCTCCAAAATAATCAGGACCTAGATAATAAATAGTACTGAGCCAGTCTTAGAGCTGGACTTATGGGGATTACCATCCTCGTAGACCATAGAACGGCAACAAGGAGAAACAAAATGGGAAGACCAATTCGTGGAGCAGATATCGGGAGCGGTTCTGGTAATATTCAAGTTTCGCACTATCGTTTTGCTAGTGCATCAGAAGCTTCGTCACCTACAGGCTATATTGTTAGTCAAAGATCAACTAACAAGTTTAAAGTTAGTGATGGATCAACAACTGAAGTGTTAACACTTGTTAACGTAGCTGCTGGCGCACTCGCTGTGGGTACTTTTAGAATTACTTGCAAAGATGCCAGCGGTGCTACAAAAAACGTAACTAAGTTACGTAATAGAACAGTGCAGCATAGTGCAACAACAAACATTAAATATACTATTAGTGATGCATCACCTGCCACAGCTGGCACAGTGAACGTAGACACACAATAATATAAACTATCCTGAGTAAAGGCTACTTTGTTAAAGTAGTCTTTATTTTTGTTTAAAACCTCCAATAAATATAGAGCAATGGATGTAAGAACTATTTTAGACAGGCTTGACTATATTCAAACTGGTCAGAAACAAATTTTGCTGGAAGGCAAATATACTCAGGCTAAATTACCTTATAAGCGAACAGCTTTAATTCCTGTAATGTCAAAGAAGGCGTTAGATTACCATTATGGTAAGCTACATAAAGCGTATGTCGACAAGGCAAATAAGGGTGAAGGTGGAGATTTTCAAGTTGCTGGTGCTTTTTTGCATAACCTATTTTTTCCACAACTAAAAGCACCGGGTGGTGCTAATAATCCAAGCGAATCATCAAAGGAATTGATTGAAAACAAACACGATTCTTTTGATAATTTTAAAGAAGGTTTTACTGAAGCGGCGATGAGCATTCAGGGATCCGGATGGGTTTATATGAATACTAGTGGAAGTATTAAGACCATCCAAAATCATAAAGTAGTAAGTAACGTTGCCCTGCTTATTGATTGGTGGGAACATAGTTGGTTCACAGATTATGGTCCCGATAAAGAGAAGTATCTAAATAATATATGGAAGATAATCAATTGGAACGTTGTCAATGACCGAATTAATAATAAAACAGGAAACTAAGGAGTTAATTTAATGTCAGTTATTATAGAACAAGCTACAAAACTAGTAAGTTGGGGTAAGGCCCGTCTTGCTGAGCGTACAAGTTGGGACGGTGGCGTTGTTATCGCTGTCAGTGTTTGTGCGTTAATCGCGAGCCCATTTATTAAGTGGGTAGCCCTTGCCGGCATTGCGTACGGCGCATTTACTATTCTTAAGCAGGGCTAGATCTATTCCGTGTAGTTATAGGGTGTAATAACAAGCTATTACATTCTATTTCTGCCCGGCAAGTAGAAGCACATATCGTAATGTTAAAAAATATATATGAGATATCAAAATGACCCGTAGCCTCGATGGCGTAATAATTAAAAAAGCAAATCGTCAAGAACATTTTACTGAAAAACAAATTAATGAGTTAGAGAAGTGTGTAAACCCTGTAACAGGTGTCTTTCACTTCCTTGAAAACTATTTTAACATTCAACATCCAATTAAAGGACGATTACTATATAAAGC